TTTCATAGATCTTGTCGATCTTTACGTCCATACGCTCTTGACGGGCCTCTATATGGTCAATCCGACCGCGTAGGTTATGGCCGCCGTTGCCGTCAGGCTTTAGTTCGGACAGGTAATACTTTACAAAATGACGGATAAGCCCAGCCCCCAGCCCCAAAATGGTACAACTCCCCAAAGTTATACCGACTACGAGCTGGACTTGTTCCATTACTTCTTGACCCCAAACTGACCTTCGGAAGGTTGAAGTGCTTTAAGTAATGGCCCGATTAGCCCAGCGATGAACGCGTTAGCCAATACTTTTGGATCTGATATACCGGACATATACAGTGCAGCGGCGCTAGCCAGCGCAGCGCGACCGTAGGATTTTGCAGCAGCTATTGCTTGTTCTTTCATTTTATGCTCCTTAGTGCCCTTAAGGATTTTGGATAACTATAAACCTAAAGTCTCGATTAAGGCTTTAGCTTTGGCTGGTGTCACATTGACTTCGAAGTGCATATCGTCCGGACGGCTCTTAAAATCGCCACCCCATTTTAGGCCGTACTTTTTAGCCAAGGCCCGAATCATCGGGACCTTTTCAGCCGGGAATGTATCGAACTTACCTAACGGGTGTTTGGTTGCGTTTAGATCAATAGCTGTACCGGATGAGTGGCACGATAGTTTGGTCGGATTACCCCTAACCATTCTGTACGCATATGCCCAATCGTCAAACGTGCCCTCATCGATTGGCTCGATTAGCTCGTGAAATTCAGCCGCGAAGGCTGCGAGCAGTGGCCCCACGCTCTCAGCACATCGCAGCTTACGATCCGTACCCTTTACAAGGTAGGACTTTATTTTTATAGCTTCCGGATCTTTAGAGGCCGGGTAGCCGTTATAACTAGTCTCCACTTGTAACGCTCGGTGTGGATTGTTCCGCTTCTGGGTTTAGATAGCGTTGATAGTCTGAATTGCCTTCGTCAATAGGTATAAACCAGCCGTCAGAACGCTTAATACAAATGACTTTGCCTTGTTCATCTTTGATTTCTTCATAAGTTAATTTTTCCATTTTACAACTCCGAACTTGCATTGAATAGAAGGTTTGTCGCTGACCCACAAATTGCGCCTGATGTCGCACCTGATACTGTAAAAGAAATAAAACCAGTTCCGCCACCAAGTCCCGAAGCCGTGATAGCGGTTGCCGTTCTTGTCGTTGTTCCGATTTCGTCAATACCACCTGATACAAAAACTACTGATGGCGCAACTCGCATAATGCCATAATTGACCTGCAACACCGCTGCGGTTGATGATGTAAACTTTCCAATTCCATAAAGAGTTGGCTTGTAATAGTATTGACAAGCGGCTAATTCTTCTTGGAATGTTCCACCAGCGCGGCTGAAAGCCGTAGCAACTGAACCAGCCTCTAATTGAATCTGTGTAATTTGGAAATAATCATTTGCTGCAACTGTCTCTGTTCCACCTGAACCAAAGGTTCTGATACCAATGTCCACAATCGCTGCCTCTGCGTTATCGGCAACATTCATAGCAGTTACAGATGCAAAAGCGGCGAAGGTTAGGCTTTTCTTTTCCCAAGTATCTGCTGCATTAACAGTAAATGATTGAGTCGTATCTGTTCCACCTGTGAGAGTTGATGCACCTACTCGGACATAATGGCTACCTGTTTGGTTGCTTCGATACCAAAAGGAAATTGTGGCTTGATTACCAATTAGTTGATAAACACTTCCACCTTCCATTGGCTGACGAAATGCAAACTCGGAAACAGATGTTGCGCTACTTGATAACTGTTGCAATTTAATTGAATACTTAGAAGCACCATTGGGAACAGATGTATCACGCGAATAGGTGGCATTTAGAGAAGTACCTGACAAGACAGTTTTCCATCTATCAGCCAAGTAAGTGCCATTTGCTATTGCTGCACTTGTCGTTCCTCTTTGCCAATAATCTGCATTTCCGTTAATCAAAACATTTTTAGCCGCTGCGTATGAACTCTGATAGCGCAAGCCTGTCGAAGTGGAACTATCTGCTACGAGCGTTTCGCCGTTGTTGCCTACGGCTAGACGTGCCGGGGTATCGGCCGCTGTAGCTGTAATTAAATCGCCCTTTGCATCGACGATCGTATTTTGGATTGCGTTAGCATCGTCGGAAGTAACCCAAACGAAGTCCATATCTGTATTTGAGTTCTTGCTTAATACCTGTCCGCTGGTGCCGCCCTTGAGATCGACCAGCGAGGCATCGATAGAATCTCCTAATGCCTCGATAGCCGTAGCTCCGTCTTTGACAAGATCTGTCGAAGTTGGAACGGGCCAGTTAAAGTTCGGGGTGACCGTGCTCAAGTTAAACCTCCATATGCGTTTTCCCACTCAAGTGTAGCGTTTACACCTGTCCAAATGAGGCTAGGCGGGCTTACTGTGTCCCACTGTGGCGCAACCAGTGAGAAATCTGTAGGGCTCAGCGTGAGCGTTATGTCTACGAATTGAGGCGTAGCCCTGATGGCAAAGCCCTCCAGGAATCCATTAAAGGACCCGTTAAACATATTAATCGGAAGGTCGTTAATAACGATAGGTTCACCAAAGAATACGTTAATCAGCTTATTACGCTCGGCATCGGGTAGCTCCGAGTTATCCAGTCTAAAAGTAATGGCCTGTAGCTGGTCACGTGGGATAGCCCGGAGGCCTAATTCACGATCCATAACGTCGTTTACGTCGCTTAGGTTATGGAGGTTAGAGCTAACGCTGCGCTGGTACCGTCCGTAATTAGCGATAGAGGCGGCATCTAACGCCGTGGCCTGATTATTGTAATTATTACCGTAGTTAAATACGAGCGAGTTACGGATCTTGCCTATTTGTAATATTGACTTAACGCTGGACGGGATAGCGTAATTGGCCGATATGGTCGTATAGCCATTCGCCGATAGATAGGCCGTACGGTGATCGGCATCGGCATAACATACGCGCCCAGCCTTGTCCTCATAGATATTACCTAAGGCACTTTGAGCGATCTGAGCGCATAGGTTGTAGCTGCTAAACGGATCGGCTGATCGTGAGATCATTTCATAAAGGCCTGGCTGATCAATTTCGCCCAAGCCTACGTTCTCGGCATTGGCCCACGTGGTCGTAGGGTCGTAATCCTGCCATTGTAGCGCCGGTGCTACCTCGAACCAGGAGTTAATCAATAGCTCGTTTAGAATGTCAAAGATTTGATTGCCGTCCTCGGTTTTTGGCAAGGCATCCGGGAATAGCGCCTTGGTCAATTTAGCCAGAGAACCTACTGCCAAAATGTTACCGATTGTTATAAAACCGACTTCCTCAGGCGAGCGTACGGATATGCCAAAATCCGATACGGTGCCACCGAATACGGGTACATATGTACCGGAGCTGTTCTTTAGCTCTAAAGTCAAAATATCGGTTACATCAATATCGAAGGCTGTGTTATCTATGTTTACGATTTCCATACGAGCATAGCCGGCATTACATTGCAGATCGATATCATCGCGACCAGTGGCCATATTCACGCTCAGGACATTGGTATAAACCGTGGTGCCCACGGTGATACGCCATTCGGGTAACCAGGCGCTCACGCTTCTGTGTAATTTCCTGAGCCGCGATTAACCGCAGTTCCTCTGTATGTTGATTGATTTAGGATATCTTCAAAAGTCCTAGCCAAGGCTTCGGGATCTGTGCCATATCCGGCGTTGATCGTGATATCTATTTTATTTTCAGCCATTCTAAAAGACCCAGGATTAAAGTTCGTACCGATTGCGGCTTTGTCGAATAACCCCATTTGAGTGAGGCGCGTACGTTCGTCGCTTTGATTCAGAATAGAGGCCGTAGTCGTATTGGAAGTTAGCTCGTCGATCTGCTCTTTAAGTAAGAAATTAATGCCCGTACCCACGGTAGTCGCTTTACGCAATTCCGTAAGGGTTGCTAGCTGAGTCGAAGCTGGCGTGACAGAGCCCGGACCACCGCCGCCTCTATTGCCTCCACCGTCACCACCACCTCCACCACCTCCACCAGCGCCTCCTTTATTTAACAGGGCTAGATATTCTTGTAATGCTTTTAGACGTGCCGCATCGGCATCAGCTTGCGCCTTGGCTACTCGGCCAATCATTGATAATTCGGCTGATTCGCGTAGTAGCACCTCAGTCTTTAAAGCACTTGTTGTATTGCTCATAGAAGCAAGGCGAGCAATTTCGGTTAGTTGGATTTGTACGCGCTCGCTGTATTGCTCTTTTGCGGCTAATTCACCGGCTGCGGTAATGGCAGCGTTGTACTTCTTAAACGCTTCCTCGCGTAGAAGTTCTTTATCGGCTTCGGCCATCTTTGATTTATCAATGGCAGATAGTTCGTTAAGTAACTGGGTATTAATTGCTAGAAGCGTGGCATCGCTGATCTCCTTGATGCCGGCTAATTTGGCCAGATCATTATTCTTTTGTAATGCAGCAATTTCGCCTATTTTCTTAAGCGCTAAATCTCCATTATCTTCTTCAATAGCCTGTAAGGCCTCAAGGCGTAAACGGGTCTCTTTGTCATAAGTAGCTTTAAGAGCTGCCGCTAATGAAATTCGGGTAGTGTCAAAAACGGCGGCAGCCTTGGATAGTGCTATCTTATTCTTTTCGGCTATGGCAGATTTTCTTTGTAAGGCTAAAAGTTCTTTAGCACGTCTAGCCGCATCGGCTTCAGCCTTGGCCCGTGCCTTTGCATCGGCTTTTTGTGTATCTTGATTGCCAGCCGATAGGGAACGATTACCGAACCCTCCGGCGATTTGACCATTTTTTAATGCGTAAAATTGTTGTAGGTACTCGCCAGCCTTAAGTCCAATAGTTACATCAATGAGGCCAGAGACGGCGCTACTGAGTTTATCAATCTTACTGATCGTATCGTCAATCGTCTCGCCGCCTGATAGCGCTGTAATAGCACCAAGCAAAGATTTACCGATCTTCTCGCTGGCGTTCTCGGAGGCTATTGCCAATTTATTCATCGAGCCTACGTAACTATCAGCAGCTACTTTTGCCTGTCCGGCGAATAAAACCTGTAAGCGTTTTTGTACTATCTCGAAATCCGCAGAGGCCAATTCGGCTTGCGTAAGTCCTAGGTTTAGAGAACGTAATCCTTTGAAATTGCCTACATACGCCTGGCTCAGCTTTTCGCTGGTGCTTGCTAAATCTTCACCAGTGCCGGCCGATACATCCATAGCAAGGTTAAGTAGTTCTTGGCTCTTAGATACTGACCCTGTTACTTGTAGCAATTTCAACATAGCCGGCTGTAATAGGTCTCGATTGACACCCGTGGCAGCTTCTATCTTGTCTATGTATCTATCAATTTCAGGAGTGGCAAAGGCTAAACCAAGATTACGTACGGCGGTAGTTAATTGCGCTACCTCTAACTGTTGATTGGCAAAAGCTTTAATGGCGTTTTTACTGTATTGCGCTAAGGCCATTGCGCTAAAAGTTGCACCAAAAGTTTTCGCAAGGGTCTTTACGCTTTTGCCTAATTTGTCCGCAGCTGTTTCGGCTTGCTTGAATCCTTTGCCGTCTAACTTTGACCCAATATTAATTACAGGTAGTACCATTATGCAGCCTTACTTAAAGGCCCAGCGGCCACTCGAGCGTTAAATGCGGTAGTAGTTTTATCAATAGCTTTTAGCGCAGCGCCTTCAGCTTTGCCTTGATTTTGTGCCCAGGCTTTAAAGATCAAACGTCCGCGACCTTTTAGGCTGCTTGTTAGTTCCGGTAAGTTTTCGATAAAGGTAGCGCCAGCACCTGGGTTTACCGACCGGCTTACTTTGTTACTAGCTCCTCCAGCCTTAGGACCTACCCAAGGTTGTGGACCGTTACGGCCGGCGGTTTCATAGATAGCACCAGCGGCAGATTTATTAATAATCTTGGCCATAGAGCTAAACCCGTAATCATTAACACGGCCGGGAGTCGTTGCATAGGTAATACCCGAACGAACGGTATTCACGCTATAAAATGGAAATTTAGCCTCGCTGAAAGAACGTGGTGCCCAATTACTCATAGGCGCCTCTGCTGGGGCAAAGCCGCGAGCTTTGGCCACTACTGGCTTCATCGCATCAGCTAAATCTTTACGGAGTTGCTTTTCAAGATCAGGAGCAAACGAACGTATGGCTTTGCGTAAATCAACGTTTCCGCGAATTTCTATTGTTGGCATTTTTAGCCTCCTCTGCCTGTTCGTTTAATACCTTTACTAACATCCGGAACATCTCTGTATCTAGATCGAGTATCGCCTGAGGCGCGACCCCTAACCGTATTGATAGCTGTGCTACCAGGTAAGTTAGAGAGCCGCGCCCTAGGCTAAAGGTAGATCGTCTAGTACCTCGACCTTAGCCAAGGTATCTAAAAAGTCTGCCCCAAACGGTTTTACTGTTTCGCCGGATGTGCGTAAGCACTCGTGAGCAAGCCAGTAGACGTCCGATTGCTTCTCGTCATCTCGAAAGGCTTTATGGAAGCCCTTCTTTGCATAGAGTTCAAAGGCGTACTCAATTCGTGGAGTTATCTGATGTTCAGATACCTCACCGGTAGCCCTTGTTATTTTGAGTCGTGCCATTTGATGCCCCTTTTCTAATTGGTTATACGGTTGTGTCTACAACGATTGGAGAGTTGCAGGTAAAAGTGATCGACTGGGTACTGATGTCCCCGACGGCTCCATTAATGTCGGTGGTGTTGTTTACCAGCACCGTTGTTTGATATTCCGGGTTGGTTGTCGAAATAGTCGCGCTTGTTTGCTTAAGAGTGATAGGTACAGTCGTACCCCACGCTCCCTGCAAAGTCTGTAGGACTTCACTGGCCGCTGTATCGTTCAGAAAATCCAGAGTTATCGTTGAGGTTTCCAGTCCCTTAGTGAAACGTCTGGAAG